GCTTCATCTGGAAAAGTGTTTAAAGTCAATATGGTTATTGCTGCCAATGTAGATGGCACAACTGCTTATGACACAACTGTAGCGGTGAATACTGCTGCTGCTGGCTCTGGCACTTCATACCCATTAGCATCGACTGTTTCTGTCCCACCAGATGCGTCTTTGATTGTGTCTGACAAGTCAACAGCGTTTTATCTTGAAGAAGACAAGTCTGTTGTTGTGACCAGTAGCACAGCATCAAAGATAGCCTACACGATTTCATACGAAGAACTCTCATAAGGACTAACCATGTCCAAAAGAGTTGGTGGAATTCTAAGTGCTGGGACTAACGGCATTAACTACCCTGTCACAACGGTGGAGTACCTTGTCGTGGCTGGCGGTGGTGGCGGTGGATGGCTTGGTGGTGGCGGTGGCGGTGGCGGTGTTTTATCTGCTACAGGTCTTGCTGTAGTAATTGGCACTTCATACACAATTACTGTAGGTGCAGGTGGCGCAGCAACAACATCACAAGTTGCTAGTTCTGATGGTTCTAACTCTGTTTTTAGTTCAATTACCGCAACTGGCGGTGGTGGCGGTGGCACTTATGACATTAGTTCTGGCGCAGGGCGTACTGGCGGTTCTGGTGGAGGTGGGGCAGCAAATGGTTCTGGTGGTGGCGCAGCAGGTTCTGGCACAAGCGGTCAAGGCTTTGCTGGTGGTGCAGGACAAGGGCCATCTCCTTTTACAGGAGGCGGTGGAGGCGGTGCTGGGTCAGTTGGCATTGGCGCAACAGCTAGTGTAAAAGCAGGTAATGGTGGAACTGGATTGGTTAGTTCAATTACGGGTTCACAAATATTTTATGCTGGAGGTGCTGGTGGTGGCACACAGGCTTTGCCTTTTGGTATTGGTGCGGCTGGCGGTGGCAATGGTTGTCAAACTTCACCAGTAAGTTTAAATAGCACTGGATTGGCAAATACTGGCGGTGGCGGTGGTGCTGGTGGTAATCCATCTGGTGGAACTCCTGCTGTTTTATTTAATGGTGCGGCTGGCGGCTCTGGCATAGTTATCATCCGCTACCCATCTTACCTAGCCCCTGCTACATCAACAACAGGCTCACCAGAAACTTATGTCACAGGCTTTTGGCGTGTGTACAGATTTGTTGCCTCTGGCACGATTACTTTCTAAGGGATAAAAATGGCAACGGGTCTTTTTACTCTCAGACAACAAAACCAAGCAATCAGACAGAAGGCTTGGAGTGGTACGCAAAAAACTGCTTGGGTTGAATATCTAGTTGTCGCTGGTGGTGGCGGTGGCGGTGCAGGAACATCAGGTAGTAATGGTGGTGGCGCAGGTGCTGGAGGCTTGTTATCAGGAATTTATCTTGTGACTACAGATTCATCCATTACAGTGACTATTGGTGGTGGAGGTGCAGGTTCTTCAAACCCATCTGCAAATGGTAATAATTCTGTTTTTGGTTCTATTACCGCACTTGGTGGTGGTTATGGCGGTGGTAGTAGTTCATACATAACTGGTGGTTCGGGTGGCTCTGGTGGTGGCGGTTCTGGCTATATAGGATCAACAAATACTGGAGGTTTTGCCACATCAGGACAAGGAAATACGGGTGGCATTGGATATGGAGCTGGCGTAGGAGGAAATGGTGCTGGAGGAGGAGCAGGTGCAGGAACTGTTGGTTTAAATGCCTTAACAGCTGGGGCTGCTGGAAATGGAGGTGCTGGTATTGCTTCAGCTATCAATGGAACTATTACAACTTATGCGGGTGGTGGAGGTGGAGGAGCAGGTGGTGGAAATGTGCTAGGTATTGGAGGTGTTGGTGGTGGTGGCACAGGAACGGCTGGTAGTGCTGGTGGAAATGGTACAGCCAACACAGGAGGAGGTGGTGGTGGGTCTAATGGGGCATTTAATGGCGGCACTGGAGGATCTGGAATTGTAATCATCCGCTACCCAAGCACATTTGCTGATGCGGCAAGCGTTTCAAACGGCACAAAGACAACTGCTAACGGCTACACAATTTACACATTTACATCTAGCGGAAGTATCACACTATGAGTGCAAATCTTGGTGGTTTTATTAGCGCAACATTTAACCCTTTGAGTGGCGCACCTACTGCCGTTGAATACCTTGTGGTTGCTGGTGGGGGTGGCGGTGGCTATGAGGTTGGTGGCGGTGGCGGTGCGGGTGGACTTTCAAGTGCTGCATCGTTTGCCGTTGCTACAGGTTCTGCATTAACTGTGACTGTAGGTGCTGGCGGTGCTGGTTCAACTTCTATTGGTTCTTCTGGTAGCAATGGGCAAGCATCTGTTTTTAGTTCTATAACTTCATCAGTTGGCGTTGGAGGCAGTACCAATGTGGCTAATGGTGGTGCATCTGGGAACGGAAATGCTGGTGGCGTTTTTTACCAAGCAGGCACACTTTATGCTGGCGGTGGAGGTGGTGGCTCAGGTTCTATTGGGAATGCTGGAGCATCAGGTAAAGCTGGCGATGGCGGTACAGGTATTGTTTCAACAATAACTGGAACTCCAGTTCAATATGCTGGTGGAGGCGGTGGTGGATATTTAAGCATTAGCGGTGGCGCAACATCAAGTATGCGTGGCATAGGAATTTCTGGAAGTGGTTTTGGTGGTGTAAATAATAATCCTACTACAGTAGTTTCATCAACCTCGGCAACATCAAATAGTGGAGGCGGTGGAGGTGGCGGTGGATGGACAGGCGGATCAAACGCAAATGGTGGAAATGGTGGCTCTGGCATCGTAATTATTCGTTACCCTGCAACACAATCAGCACCAACTGCAACAACTGGATCACCCCAAATAAACTACGCTGATGGCTACCAAATCTACACTTGGACATCATCTGGAACTGTAACTTTTTAAAGGAAAATCATGGCACATTACGCACACATCACAAACGGCATTGTTGACCAAGTTATTGTTATTGATGCCGAGACTTTGGCAACGGGTCATTGGGGTGATCCGTCCGAGTGGGTTCAAACATCTTACAACACGCATGGTAATGTTCATGCTACGGGTGGCACTGCATTGCATAAAAACTATGCAGGCATTGGTTACACATGGGATGGCACAGGCTTTGCCCCTCCACAACCATTTGCATCATGGACAAAGAACGCTGAGACATACCTTTGGGAAGCCCCAACGCCTATGCCTACAACGGGTATGTACAAATGGGATGAAGCCACAACTGCTTGGGTTGAAGTAACTCAAGGAGCATAAGATGCCTCAGTATTCAGGCATTTATACGCTGTCTCAGGCAAGCCAAGCCATTAAAGACAACAATTGGACGGGACTGCCTCCGCAGAATGTGGAGTATTTGGTTGTTGCTGGTGGTGGCGGTGGCGGTAGTGATGCTAACGGGCAAGCCGGTGGCGGCGGCGCAGGCGGTTTGCTTGCGGGGTTTTCTGGAATAACTATTGGTTCAAGCCTAACTGTGACTGTAGGTGCAGGGGGTGCTGGTGGTGCTGCTGCTACTGATTCAACAGCTGGTGGTACAAGCGGTTCTAATTCTGTTTTTAATAATATTACTGCTACTGCTGGTGGTGGAGGTGGTGCATGGCGTACTGGTGCTAATCCTAAAACTGGTGGTTCTGGTGGAGGTGCATCTCAATCAGGTTCTGGTGTTAATGGTGCTTCTGGCATTTCTGGCCAAGGAAATTCTGGTGGTGCAATTGGAAACGCAAACGCTGGAGGTGGTGGTGGCGGTGCTGGCACTATTGGTTTAATTTCTGTTGCCACTATTGGCGGCAAAGGTGGTGCTGGTATTGCTTCTGCTATTTCTGGAACTGTGACTACATATTCTGGCGGTGGAGGTGGCGGTGCTGGAGATAACTCAAACGCAGGAACTTCAGGTGCTGGAGGTGTTGGTGGCGGTGGTAATGGTGGCTATGTAGCGGCATCTGCAAATAATGCGGCTACTGCTGGCTCTACAAATACTGGTGGCGGTGGCGGTGGTGGTGCTAATTACACATCATATTCTCCAAAATATTCAGGTGGTACTGGCGGTAGCGGCATCGTAATCCTCCGCTATCCAGATACATTCATAGCCGCAACAAGCACAACAGGTTCACCTACCATTTCTACGTCAGGTGGGTTTAGAATATACAAATTCACAGCTTCTGGCTCAATTACGTTCTAATCATGACAAATAAACTTGTACTTACTGATGAACAACTAGAGCTTCTAGTTGAAAAAGTTACTGAAAAAGTAATTGAGAATGTTTATATTAGCATTGGGGAAAGCATTGTTAAAAAGTTCTTTTGGGTTGTTGGCCTAGGAACAGTAGCTTTGTTTGCATGGTTAGGTGGAAATGGACATCTTAAATAATGTTTGGCTTTAACTCACTATCTGAAGCGGCCTTTTCATCACTAACAGGTGGTGCTAAAGATGCGTCTGCAAGTATTGATGCAACTTCTTCAGTAAGTGCTAGTGCCATTTATTTAGGAGCAGGAAGTGCAACAAGTGCTTCAACATCTTCTATTGTTGCAAGTGCAAATTACAGTGCAGGTGGTAGTGCAAACATTGATGCTGTTTCTGACATAACCGCCTTTGCAATTAGTGTCTATTCAACGATAATTATCGTATTCCCAGAAAGTACAGTAACTTCCAATGGTGAAGCTATACGTACCACATCTGCAAGCGCATCTGGTTTATCAAGTATGACCGCATCTGCAAGACTTAAATGGGAAACTGAAGCTGATGTTTCAGAAACTTGGACTGATATATCTGATATATCCGAAACTTGGACTACAGTAAATTAAGAGGTCAACATGGCTGATACAACAACCACAAACTTAGGTCTTACAAAACCAGAGGTAGGCGCATCTACCGATACATGGGGTACTAAGATCAATACAGACTTAGACACTATTGATAACTTGTTTGATACTGGTCCTTTACTTAAAGTAACCAAAGGCGGTACTGGTGTAGGAACTAAAACAGGCACAGGATCTGTTGTTCTAAATACATCTCCTACATTGGTGACTCCACTACTAGGAACACCTACATCTGGTGTGGCAACCAACCTTACTGGTCTGCCATTGACTACAGGTGTAACAGGAACTTTGCCTATTGCAAATGGTGGTACGGGTCTTACATCTGCAGGTGCTGCAGGATACTTTCTTAAGTCTGATGGAACTAATTTTTCAGCATCACCTATTGGTGGTAATTTTAGTATTCCAACATCTACACGTACATCCAATACTGTTTTAGCCGTTGCTGATAATGGTTACTACATTGATGTAACCAGTGGAACTTTTACTCAGACATTTACTTCTGCTACAACATTAGGTGCTGGATGGTGGGTTTACATTGGTAACTCTGGTACTGGTAACGTCACTTTAGATCCTAATAGTTCAGAAACTATTGATGGACTTAGTTCATTTGTTATGTATCCAAAAGAGGTACGTTTAGTTCTGTGTAATGGAACATCATTTAAGTCAGTTGTTATCAATACATTTAACGTAACTGTTACTTCTACTGGCTCTATTACGATTCCACCTGGTTATCAAAAGTTAACCATTGATGCTGTTGGCGGTGGCGGTGGAGGTGGCACTGGAGCAGTTAACTCTAGTGGTGGTTATAGATATGGGCCAGGAGCTGGTGCTGGTGGAGCAAGAGTTATTGCTACTGTTGATTCACCAACTGCAGGTTCTTCTGTAACTGCTACTGTAGGCACAGGTGGAACTGCAGGTGCTGCTGGTGGAAATTCATCATTTAATAATGTTATAGCTTATGGCGGTGGAGCAGGAGCAGGAGGTTCTACTACTTATGCTCAATTTGGTGGAGGCGGTGGTGGCGGTGGATTATTAAGTGTTGGTGGTAATGGCTCTAACAATGTTGGACCTGATAGTAGCAGTGGTTTAGGTGGAACACCAAGAACATTGACAACTGCTGGTGGATCAAATATTAGTTTTGGTGGTGGTAATGGATCTGGTGGATCTGGAATTTATGGTGGTGGTGGTGGTGGAAGAGCATACTTAAATGGTGAAGATGGCGGTGGATCGTTATATGGCCCTGCTGGAGGAGGAGCAGGTGCAGGTATGGATGGTGGCAATACCACTGCTTATGGTGGTGCTGGTGGTACATCAAACTCTTATACAACTGGTGGCGGTGGTGCTGGTGGTACTGCTGGTGGAAATGGTACTGCAGGTACAACAAATTCAGTAACTGGTATGGGTACTGGAGGTGGAGGTGGTTCTGCTAAAGCCGCTGCCAATGGTGGAAATGGCGGTGCAGGTGGATTCCCAGGCGGTGGTGGAGGTGGTGGAGCTTCTGTTGATACTGGATACTCAGCTGGTGTAGGCGGTACAGGTGGTGCAGGTCAAATCCGTATCGTGGGTATTGTATAAATGTATATCCCATTAAACATCCCACCAGGTGTTTACAAGAATGGTACTGAGTACCAATCTAAAGGACGCTGGAACAGTTCAACTCTGGTACGTTGGTATCAGAATACCATTCGCCCAATTGGTGGATGGCGTAAACGCTCTTCAACTCAACTTACTGGTTCTGCCAGAGGGTTGATTGCTTGGCGTGATAACAGCAATGTTCGTTGGACAGGAATTGGTACACATTCAAAGCTATATGCAATGAATGAAGGTGGTGTTGCTTACGACATTACACCTACATCTTTTACTGCTGGTATTGCTGATGCAGATACCAAGCTAGGTTATGGATATGGTGCTTATGGTACTGCTGCCTATGGTATTGCTAGACCAGATACAGGCTCCTACACTCCTGCTACAACATGGAGTATGGATACTTGGGGTCAGTATCTAGTAGGTTGCTCAAATGCTGATGGAAAGCTTTATGAGTGGCAGTTAAATACTGGTACTAAAGCCGCTGCTATTACCAATGCACCAACAACTTGTTCTGGTTTAGTGGTGACAGAGGAAAGGTTCTTATTTGCTCTTGGAGCAGGTGGAAACCCACGTAAAGTGCAATGGTCTGACCAAGAAGTTAATACAACTTGGACACCAAGTGCTACCAATCAGGCTGGTGACTTTGACCTGACAACATTGGGTTCTCTGATGTGTGGCAAGCGAGTTCGTGGTGCTACTATTCTGTTTACTGATGTAGATGTCCACTCAGCAACTTATATTGGCCCACCATACGTCTATGGATTTGAGCGTATTGGTACTGGATGTGGCGTTATTTCCCGTCAATCAGTAGCTGCTACAGACAACTCATGTATTTGGATGTCTAAGTCTGGTTTCTGGATGTTTGATGGCTTTGTTAAGCCTTTGCCATGTGATGTTGGAGATTACATCTTTAACAATATCAACTATCAGCAAGCATCTAAGGTCTATTGTGTCCATAACTCAGCTTATGGTGAAGTTTGGTGGTTCTATCCTAGTTCAGCCAGTGTTGAGAATGATTCCTATGTAAGCTACAACTATCGTGAAAACCATTGGGCTATAGGTACTTTTGGTAGAACTTGCGGTACTGATTCTGGTGTATTTGGCAAACCAATGATGGTTTCATCTGATTCTTATGTTTATGAGCATGAGATTGGCTTTACATACGACTCAATTACCCCATTTGCTGAGTCAGGACCAGTTGAATTAGCTACTGGAGATAGAGTAATGAATATTACTGGTCTAGTTCCTGATGAGAACACTTTGGGTGACGTTAAGGCTCGTTTTAGCACTAAGTTTTATCCTAATTCAACAGAATACAACTATGGTCCATATACCATGAATACGCCTACTTCTGTACGTATTACTGGTAGACAGATTGCCGTAAAGATTGAAGGCAACGTCAATACTGATTGGCGTGTCGGGACTATTCGATTGGATGGTAAGCCAGGAGGTTTGCGTTGAAGCTTCCAACTCCTACTCCTTCCTATGATCCTAGAGATCAGGCCAATGTTCGCAGACTTATTGAGTCTGAGGATGCAAACCTATATAAACGTAATCAGGATGTTGAGATTGGCTCTCGCAAGATAACTCCTCCCAACAGACTAATTATCTCTAGTCCAAATGGCACTAGATATGAGATTTTGGTGAGTAATATAGGTGTATTAACGGCTTCAGCAGTATGATTGACTATGAAAAGTATAGGATTGATGGAGAACTACCATTATGGTCTGTACTTTTCCAAAAAGTAGAAAAAATACTTCAACCTGCTTTAGAATACGACAATACACATAATCTGCAAGATGTAGCCGACTGTATTAACAGTTGTACGATGCAATTATGGCCTGGGACACAGAGTGCAATAGTAACCCAGATCCAGAACTTTCCAAGGATGAAAGTTTTGCACATATTTTTGGCGGGTGGTAATCTAGAAGAACTAGAGACACTATCCCCCCATATTCAGAAGTTCGCTGAAGACATGGGATGCCGCAAGATCACCTTAACAGGTCGAAGAGGCTGGTCAAGAACTTTTGTATCTAAATTTAACATGAAGCCAACACATTATTGGCTATCTACGGAGGTGTAATTATGTCTGGTGGCTCAAGTCAACAATCATCGCAGCTTGATCCTGCAATGCGTGATGCGTTCTTAAAGAACGTAACAAGCGCACAAGATGTAGCAGGTGGTCTGAAAGCCCGTGAGTTTGCGGGATATAACCAAGATCAATTAACTGGCGCACAGATTGCACGTAATTTTGCTGACCCTAATAGTGAAATATTTACAGGGTTAAGATCTGCTTTTAATGTTGCAGGACAAGCCGCTAATTACAACCCACAGAATGTCACTTATAACGCTTATGGCGGTGCTACTGTAGACCCTGCGGCTTTGGCTGCTCAACAAGGTTATACGGCTCAAACTGGTGCTGCCGCTAATGCAGGTCTTGCTCAACAAGCAGGATCACAAGGGTTTAATGCCGCACAAGCTGGTCCTGCCGCACAAGCTCAAGGTTTAGGCTATACGGCTCAACAATTTGGTGGCGTAAGTGCTGGCCCTGCTGAACGATTTGGTGGTGTTTCTGCAGGTCCTGCCGCACAAGCTACTGCTGCTGAACTTGCTCGTTCTAGTATTCGTGATGTTGGAGCACAAGGAGTTACTGGTGCAGGTGTAACTTCTGAAGCTTTAGGGCAGATTGCTCCACAAGCAAGGGCTAATATTCGTGATGTCAATGCTGGTTCATTCTTGAATCAGAACATTCAACAATACATGAATCCGTACACTCAGGCTGTAACTGAGCAAAGTTTGACTGATCTAGAGCGTTCTAGACAACTTGAACAACAACGTACTGCCGCACAAGCTACTGCTTCTAAAGCATATGGTGGCTCTCGTCAGGGTGTTGCTGAAGCAGAAACTAATCGTGCTTATGGTGAAAATGCCGCACGTTTGGTTGCCCAACAAAATGCCGCTGCTTATGCCGCTGCCCAACAAGCTTCTGAAGCTGATTTGGCTCGTCAGATGCAAGCACAACAACTTAATCAAGCACAAGACGTTGCTACTACTCAACAGTCTCTGCAACTTGCAGGACAGTTTGGTTTAGCTAACCAAGATGCTAATTTACGTGCGGCTTTAGCTAATCAGGGCGTTGACTTGTCTACTGGACAACTTAACACTCAAAATGCTCAACAAGCGGCTTTGGCTAATCAAGCTGCCGCCAACCAGATGGCTCAATATAATGCTGGCAACTTCCAACAAGCAGGATTGGCATCTCAAGCACAAGCCAATCAGATGGCTCAGTTTAATGCCGCTAATATGCAACAAGCAGGGTTAGCTAATCAGGCAGGTGCTAACCAAGCCGCACAGTTTGGTGCAGGTGCTCAGAATCAAGCCGCACTGCAAAATGCTGCAGCGCAAAATGCTTTGGCTCAATATAACGCTAGTAACCAACAACAAGCTGGTCAATTTGGTGCGGGTGCGGCTAACACTGCAGCTTTGCAAAATGCGGCTGCTGGTAATCAAATGTCTCAGTTCAATGCTGGTAATCAGCAAGCAATGACATTAGCTAACCTTGCGGCTCAAAACCAAGCAGGTCAGTTTGGTGCTTCTGCATTTAACCAAGCAGGTTTAGCTAATCAAGCGGCTTTAAATGCTCGTGCGGCTCAACAAGCAGGATTGACTCAGCAAACTGGCTTGACCAATGCTCAGAACTTCTTGCAAGCTAACCTAGCTAACCAACAAACTGGTTTAGCGGCTAATCAACAGCGTTTGAGTGCTGCAGGACAGATGGCAGGTATCTCTCAAGCTGGTCAACAAGCAGGTCTTGCAGGTTCACAAGCTTTGCAAAACATTGGATTGCAACAACAACAGTTCTCTCAGCAACAGTTGGATGCCATCCGCAATCTTCCTTTGGAGCAACAACAGATCATCAACCAAGCATTGGGACTCAATGTTGGTGGTGGTTCTGGTGCTACATCTACATCTACTTCCAAGCAAGGTCTGCTTGGTTTGCTCGGTCTGTAAGGAGTTTATATGCCTTTTAATCTTGGTTTGCTGTCAGATGCAGCACTTACTGGTCTTAGTGAAGACGAAAAGAGTAGCCTTCAAAAGCAAGCTACTCAACAGTTTTTACTCGGCTCTTTGTTAAGCAATGATCCTTCTATGGGATTGAAATCTGCTTACTCAGTACCAGAGCAATATTTGAGTGGTCAAAAAGCCATATCTGATTTACAAAATACTCAACGTCAACGTGCTGAAGTTGCTGGTTTCATGGAGAAATATGCTCCAACTCCGATGCAAGCAGGTCAACGTGCAATGGCTGGTGGAGGTGGTCCTACTAACATTGCAGCACAAAATCAACAGGCAATATTAAATACACCAATTGATTACAACAAAGCTTTAACAGATTCTTTGCGTTTATCAGGAAATCCTGCACAACCTCAGATTCGTGAAACATTAAATGCAATGCAACCTAAACTACAAGATGGTTTTATTGTTGGACCAGGTGGAAAGATTACTGGCTTTGCTCCAAAGGTTGATACAAAAGCTGGAACAGTTACAACTGGAGCTATGTTTGATGGTCAGCCTCAGTTTGAAACAAATGTGATAAAAGGTGCTGCTAAAGCTACTGCACTTAATACTTTACCTGAGTTGCAAAAGGGTGAACAGTATGCTTTTGACAACAATCAAAATGTAATAGGTATTGTTAATGCAAACGGAGCACTAGAGGCTTTAGCGGCAAGAACAAGAACAGAAACTGCTGCTCGTGAAGCTAATATTCCTCGTGCATCACAAACTTCAACTGGCGCACCTACTTATACATTTGTTAATCCACCAGCTATGCAAGGTCAAGGAGGGTCTGTTACGCAACCAGAAACAGGACCTAGTACGGCACAAGCTACTTTAAATGCAGCATTTAAGCCAATTCTTGATGACGCTTATAAAGGTTATCAAACAGCTAAAAAGACTGCGCCAGTAATTGACCAACTTCAAAATGCCTATAACAGTCCAGGCTTTGATACTGGCTCGTTTACAAATGTCAGAACTCAATTAGGAAATGTGTTTAATAGTCTTGGTGTATCTGGAGATCGAAATAAACAATTCTTAACAAATGCTATTTCTGCTCGTCAAGGTATTAACGCTTTAACAGGCGAAAGCTTATCTGAAGCAGTAGGTGCAATTTCTAATTTTGAAATTGGCTATTATGGTCAGCGTAATGCTCAAATTACAGATCCAAAAGAATCAACCAACTTTAACTTAGCAGTTTTGCGTGAGGCTAATAAGCGCAAACAAGACTACTATAACTTTGTTGCTGATCCTAAAAATGCTGGTCCTGATGTTCTTGCTAAATGGGAATCATCGCCACAAGGTCAAAAACAAATGTTTGAGGCTCCTGGTCTACGTAAATATTTGCCTCAGTTCCAAGTTAATGCTGGTCCAGATAAAGGCAAAACTGCTTACCAGTTGCCTAGTGGCGTTTATCGGGTTTATGACTAATGGCTACCAAAGATCAAGTATACGAATTTGCTAGGCAAGAAGCCCAAAGGCAAGGCGTTCCTTTTTCTTTGGTGCAAAAGATTGTTGAGACAGAATCTGGTGGCGCATTTAATGCCATTGGACCTAAAACTAAGTCTGGTGATCGTGCCTATGGTCCTATGCAGTTGATGAGTGCCACTGCTAAAGATCTTGGTGTTAATAGAATGGAATGGAAAGATAACATCCGTGGTGGAGTTAAATATCTAAGCCAATTAACAGAGCGTTTCCAAGATCCTACATTAGTAGCGGCTGCTTATAACGCTGGACCTGCAAATGTTGAAAAGTATGGTGGTATTCCTCCATTTAAAGAAACACAAAATTACGTTCAGAAAGTTGTAGGTACAAACATGGCTACATATAGAGATATTGATCCATCATTACTTGGACAAACAAGTCCTAAAATTGATTTGCGAGGAATGGCTACTCAAGATCAACAAAATACTGGATTTCGTGAGATTGATCCATCAATGATTAGGCAACCAGTAGTTCAACAAACACCTGTTAAACAGAATCAAGACTCTGTTGCCCGTCAAGTTGGATTGACTGCTCGTTATGGCATGGAAGGTTTAGGGCAAGTTGCTGACATTGTTGGTTCACCACTGAATATGTTGATTAACAGGGCTACTGGTAGCCAACTAGGTACTCCTAGTCAATCAATGTCAAACTTTGCAACCATGCTTGGTTTGCCACAACCTCAAACGGGCTTAGAAAGAGGTGTCGGTAATGTTACTCGTGCATTAGCAGGTGTCCCTGCAATGGCAGGTGTTGGCGGCTTACTTCAACAAGCACCTAATTTAACAGCACAAGTTGTTGGTCGTGGTTTGGCGGCTCAACCTGCAGCTCAAATGGCGGGTGCAACAGCAGGTACTGGTGCGGCTGAAATTGCCCGTAATCAATTTGACGTTCAAAATCCTTTGGCTTTGCTTGGTATTAACTTGGCAGCAGGTTTGCCAGCTAGTGCTGTAGCGGCTCGTGCGGCTAATATTCCTTCTGGGACAAACTATCGTGATCCAGTTACTGGTCAGTTAATTGAATCTGCTGCTCAACGTGGTGTAAATATTGATGTAGGTGATGTTGGTGGTCCAGGTTCTACATTGTTGCGTAAAACTCGTCAATTTGGCGATACAACACAAGATGCAAATCAAACAAAATCTGCTCAAGTTCGTAATTTGATTGAGAAAGTTACTGAGCAAGTTAAGCCAGCTTCCGTTACCAAAGAAGGTGGTGAAAAGTTAGTTATTGCTAATAATTTAAGAACTCAGTATCGAAATGCTAAAGATGCTGTTTCTCCAATATTTGATCGTGCTGAAAAGTTGGCAGGAAATACTCAAATTCCTTTGTCAAACACAAATAATGCAACTATTGAAGTTTTAGATAAGTTCCCTGCAGTTGCGGATAATGCGTTTATTACTAGACTTGTTGAACGTGCTAACAACCTGATTCAAGGTGGTGGTGGAACATATAAAGAGTTAAGAACTTTACAAAAATCAGTAGGTTCTGAGTTAAACAGAGTGCAAAAAGCTCCTGCTACATATGGTGAAGAACAAATAGCAGCTTTATCTAAGCTATATGGTGGTCTTTCAGATGATGTAAACGCTTGGGCGGCTCCTAGAACTATTAACAATAAGCCTGTTTACACACCTGCTGGCGCAGAACACGCTCGTGCAATGGAGCAATTTAGAAATACTGTTGTTCCTTTTAGACAAGATCAAGATATCTATAAGATAGTTTCTAGCAAAACACCTGCCAATGAAATTGACAGAATTGCACAAAGTTTTAGCCTGACAGGTAATCCTGCTACTGCCGATTTAGCAGTTAGCTTGATGTCTGATACTGGTAAACAAGCTGCTCAATATTCAATCTTAAACCAAGCCCGTAGTGCGGCTATCAATGCAGATGCAGCGACTATGTTGTCTTCACCTGCTTTTACCAGAACATTAAATTTAGGTAGGTCAGAACTACCATCTGCTCAACGAATAGTTATGGGTCAAACACCAGAGGTTATGGGTGAAGTTGGCTTATTGCGTAATATTGTTGATGCCACTCGTGGTGCTGTAACTCCTAAAGCCGCACCTCAAACTGGCGCACTCAATGTTCCTTTGATGACTACTGGAATGGGCGCAGGTGCTGGAGCAGGAGCAGCTACATCATTAGGATTTGATCCAACTTTAGGTGCTATGGCAGGTGTCACATTAGTTCCACCAATGGCTAATAGACTATCTAATGCTTTAAGTAGCCAAGCTGGAACAAGATATTTACTTGGTGAACAACTGCAAGGTGCAGGGGGTATGGGTGGAGCAATGGGTCAAGGTATAAATGCTGCGACTACAAAGCCAGAAGACTTCTTCCCTTCTGCCACTGGCCTCTTAGATCTGTTTAGATAAAATGAAAAAATGGACTGTTGCATTGATTGCCGCAGTCTGTTCTGTTGCATTTCTGGCCTTTTGTAGCTACATAATAATTTGGGCTATGCCGTGAAATGGTTACTAATGTTATCAATGTTTGTTATATTGGTAGCATCTAGTGAAGATAAATACAGATGTATCAGGTGGGCATGGACAGGTGATGTTTACAACCGAAAAGTAGTATGCCTTGAGTGGCAAAAAGTTGACAAAAAATGATTGATCCTCTAACAGCTCTAGCTGGCATACAGTCAGCTATTAGTATGGTCAAGAAGGCAAGTAAGGTTGCCAATGACCTAGGCTCTCTTGCGCCAATGATTGGCAAGATGTTTGATGCTAAGAGCGTAGCTACTAAAGCTATGCTTGAAGCTAAGAGGGATAAAAAAGGCTCAAACATGGGGGTTGCTCTCCAGATTGAGATGGCACTAGAACAAGCCAGAGCTTTTGAAGAAGAACTCAAGATGTTGTTCATGCAGACAGGCAAGATTGACGTTTGGCAAAAGATTAAGGCTCGTCAAGCTGAGATGGATAGGGATGATGCTAAAGAAATTGCTGCACTAAAGTATGCGGAAAAGAAAGCTAAAGAAAAAGAACAAGAACAACTAGAAATTGGTTTGGCAATTGGAGGAGTATTCTTTCTTGCTTTCCTTGTTTTTGTTGGTATTAACGAATTGATGGATTTCTGTGCAACTACTCATAGATGTGGCAGATGAATGAGTACCAGAAAACCTTTGATTTAGCACTCAAGATATTTATTTATGGGTGCGTTGCTTTGTATTTTCTGGGTTTTCTACGTTTTCTTCCTGACGATCTGTCTGACAGAATTGTTAATCTTCTACTCGGAAGGATTGGTTTAGGTAAATGAAATATGTATTACTTGTATTACTTGTATTTTTAGTTGGATGCGAAGATCGTTACCGATACAAGTGCCAGAATCCTGACTTCTTCCATGCAGCAGAGTGTCAAAAGCCTAAATGTTTATTTACTCAGCAATGTCCTGAGTATTTGGTAGCTCCAATATTAGATAAAAAGGTCAACGATGTCCAACCAGAAACCAAACCTAACAACTGAAGAATTTGAGGTCAGAGTTTGGGGATTTGTGGTCATTGTGGTCACATTGATTCTTTGCTTTATCGTCATTGCTTTGCTCTACTCTGTCACCTTTGTAACACAGCCAATCAAGAGTATGGCTCCAATTGACCAGGCATACACCAAGATGCTGAACGACATTGTTCTGTTGATTGTTGGTGGCATTGGTGGAGTGATGACTAAAAGAGCCGCTGGAGCTGTTTCTAGGGCTTTTGGCAGTCCAAATCAATCTCAGATGATGCAACCTATGTGTCAGCCAATGCAAGGCTCTTATGGCTCATCTTATACACCTACGCAATCTGCGTATGGTTTACCAAGTCAGCCCTTTGGTGCTATGCCAGTTTGGAAGAATCCAGAGTTAGATGAAACTTGGACACCTGGGCCACCTCCGACTACTCCTCCAGACCACTTGGAAGACAATGAAGAGCGTGAACATATGGCAATGGCTAGAAAAGAGGTTGAATAATGTTACCTATACCTTTACCTTGGTTAATTGTGGGTGTTTTGGTATCTCTCTTTGGTACATACCGAGTTGGACACCATTACGGGTGGTTAGAGCGTGATAACGACATGAAGATTGCTATTGCCAAAAAGAATGATAAAGCTCGTGAAATAGAGCGAAACATGGGTGAGAAACTTAATCAACAATCTGCCAAATTACAGGAAGCCAATGATGCCATCAACAAAAAAACTACTGCTCTTGCTGTTGCCAATCGTGCTGGCAAGTTGCGCCTCTGCCCCACCAGTAACGTACAAGCCCCCACAAATTCCCCCGTTGCCAGCGCAGATCCAAAAGCAACCAGCCAACCTGACAGACAGGCTAATGAACCTTCTGATGCCGAAAGAGCAACAATTGATGCCATCGCAGAAATAGTGGCTCAAGGGGATAAAAATACTGTCGCTTTAAATGCTTGTGTGGATTCGTACAATCAGATGAGAGATTTACTAAATGTCAGTAAATAAAGAACAACTCCGACAACTTCATATTGGTGAGCAATGGGTAGATGCTTTAAATGCTACTTTTGAGCGTTTTGACATCTCTACACCCACACGCCAAGCGGCTTTTATTGGTCAATGTGGACATGAGTGTGGAAACTTCCGCATCTTAGAAGAAAACCTAAACTATCGTGCAGAGGCTTTACAGAAGTTATGGCCCAAACGCTTTGATGCCGTCAAAGCACAGATGTGCGCTAAGAATCCTAAGTTGATTGCCAATACTGTTTACTCTAATCGCATGGGCAACAGGGATGAGGCTTCTGGGGATGGATATCGTTTCCGAGGAAGAGGATGTATACAGCTTACTGGATCTGCAAACTACCACCATGCAGGTCAAGCACTAGGTGTTGACTTCATTATGGAGCCTGATTTAGTTGCTACTCCACAGTATGCTGCCCTCACAGCGGGGTGGTTTTGGAACACGCATAGGCTTAATGAATTTGCTGATGTTAGAGACTATAAAACCATGACTAAGAAGATCAATGGTGGCTTTATTGGGCTTGATGACCGCATCAAACACATAAATGAAGCTTTACAAGTCCTGACTTCTTAAACTAAACTGTAACAATTCTGCTATAAGGTGTTGAAATGCCTAACATTCCTACACCAGAAGATGTACAAGTGTTTGCACAAAGTGTCAAAAAATGGCAACAAGTGCTCAATCTTAGTGATTGGAGAATAGAAAAAGGTAGCAAAGCAGCTAAAGAAGCAATGGCTTCTGTTGAGTTTAATACTACTGCTAGGTTGGCTACTTATAGGTTGGGAGACTTTGGTGCTGAGAAGATCACGCAAGAGTCTCTAGATCAGACTGCTTTACATGAGCTACTTCATGTGTTTTTGCATGATTTGTTAATGGTGGCAACAGACCCTAAATCTTCAGATGAGGACATTGAGATGCAAGAACATAGAGTCATCAACCTTTTAGAGAAGTTACTTTCAAGGGATTCCAATGGGTTCACATAATGAGACTTGTACGGATATGGAGTTCATCCAATTATGGGAGAAACTTCAATCTGCTACAGAAATAGCCAAACACCTTGGAATTCCAAATAGAGCAGTTCATTTGCGTAGAAGGTGGATTGAAGAAAACCATAAAATCACCCTAATAGCAAAAGATCATCGTGGTGCTAACTATGCTGCCACTAGACCCAAATCTTTCTCTCCTTTAAGACAAGTCAAACTAGGCATACTGGATGGCACTGTTATTGTCTTCTCTGATGCTCACTTCATACCTGGTCAACGAACTACGGCCTTTAAAGGGCTTCTATGGGCTATAGAACAGTTTAAACCCAAGGTAGTGATATGTAACGGGGATGCTTTTGATGGAGCGTCTATATCTCGCCATGATATAACTGACCAACCCCAAACCACTGTCATCCAAGAGCTAAAGGCTTGTCAGGGTGCGTTGGGTGAGATAGAAGAAGTAGCTAAAGCAGCAAGGCACAATGTAAAGCTTCTGTTTACATGGGGCAACCACGACATTCGGTTTGGCAATAGATTAGCCCAACACGCACCCCAATTTAAGGAAGTTCAAGGCTTTAAGTTGACAGACCATATCCCAGATTGGGACTTCTGTTGGGCAGTATGGCCTACCGAGCAAGTCATTATCAAGCACCGATATAAGGGTGGAATCCATGCAACACACAACAATACAGTTAATGCTGGTGTGTCTGTTGTTACTGGGCATCTTCATAGTCTTAAAGTAACACCATTCTCTGACTACAACGGATGTAGATACGGGGTAGATACAGGGACTTTGGCTGAGACTGATGGTCCACAATTTACTTATGCTGAAATAAACCCAAGCAACCACAGATCTGGTTTTGCAGTGCTGAACTTCTTTAATGGACAGTTGTTATGGCCTGAGTTGGTCCATAAATTTGATGAGGATATGGTTCAGTTTAGGGGAGAAGTCATTGATGTAGGTGCATTTTGAGTGCTTGGCTAATCATCTTGACAGGTGCTATCTACGCCTACATAGCTGGTGAGCAGTTATACAAAGAAAACCCGCATATGGCTATTGTCTATGCGGGTTATGCGTTTAGCAATGTAGGGCTTTATCTGTTGGCAAAGTAGTTTATAAGCTACTAAACTTCTTTCTGGAAGACTCCATTTGGCAAAAGAGTACCCCTACGATTCTTGATCTGATCGTATGCAACTTCCATGCAGTCTACCAGATGAATGTCTTGTAAAGCGCAGTAATTGATAAGGCACACCATGACATCACCAACAGCGTCAATAACAGCTTCTTTGTCTTTTTTAATGGTGGCATCTGCTAGTTCTCCCATTTCGGATACTGCTTTGAGTAACTGAGACTCTGGATTGCTATTTGGGATAATCTTACGGGACTCTGACCACTGGATTATCTTCATTTCTATTGCTGCGTAACTCATTTTATTGCCCTCATAATTCTTTGGTTCCTACCAAATCTTCCTCTTTTTACACCTGTAACTTCTATAAAACCTTTATCCAACAATGCTCTGTATCTAGCAGTTATTGAGGAATAAGGAAATTGTGGATACATCTTTAGTATCTCATCTGAGATACATCCATCTGGATGGCTCTTAATGGCCTCGTAGACCATTTGTTCTAGCTTGGTGCTATCTACTGCTTGAGCCGCCTCATGGCTTGTTGCAGGGTCTTTTTTTCGTACCAATAAGCTTGGATCAGTACCAAACAATCGGTTGAAAGTATCTTTGAAATAAACAGTTGTTAGTAAATTCATTATTGACTCCTATTAGGTGGGGCTACTAACTGCTCGTCCGAAAGCTTGAAAGTCTTTGCACAGTTTTCGCCCCGAGAAAAGTTTATCAGAAAGGCATATCCGAGTCATCAAAGTTCGTTGCTTTAGAACGCTCTGATGGCTTTGCTTGTTGCTCTTTGGGTGATACTGCTAAACCCATAAACTTACCGCCTTTGCCTTCTTTGACCCAGGCAGACAACCAAAAGTCTTTACCATTGATTGTAATATTTCCTTTGTAATCAGGATGTTTTTCTGTTTCTTTCTTGTCATTTTTAAACAGAACACCTGAGTTATCGTGCTTATCCATATTAACCTTTCGCATTTTTTAATGCACTTCTTACTTTACTAGGAAGCAAAGTCCATAGAGCGACTTTTTGTTCGCTATCTAAGTTCTCTTTTTCCAACTTTACCCAAGCTGTCTTAGGTTCTTCATTCTCGCAGATAGCAATCAATTCCATTGCTAACTCTCTGAGATAATTCTGTTCATCTTCTGGAATGCTATCCATTGCACCTTGTGTTGGTGTAATGATTGGGGTTTGCTTCTCTTCCTTTACTGGTGGAGAAGAGTCAAGCGCATCATGCTCAACAATTTCCATTGCAGACACCCAGAGATAGCGTCTAGTGTATGTTTCTACTGCACCAAGATTCTGGATAGGATGGCAGCCTTTGAGATTTGCATCTGCCATAGGGCTTGTCAGAACAATCTGAGAGCCATCATCTGTATCTGTGATACACAGAGTAGCCAGATCCTTGTCAAATGACACTACACCGCACAATCCAACCTTGTAGAAGATCTGATTGATTGTTGGCAGAAAGTCTCCAAGTTCAAAGTATTGATATCCTGCAAACTTGTTGTGGCCTGACTTTTTAAGTGGAGCCGCTTGCAAGGCAATCCTTGCTTCCATTAACTTTTTATGTACACCCATGATTTTTCCTTAAGTATTATCTTCTAACTCTGAATCAATGATAAATTTTTGATCTTCAATATCTAAGTCTTTAAACTCGATAAAGTGGTTTTCTTGGCAGCAGTGCCATTTCTCACCTTGTGGCTCTAAGCAGTAGCAGCAGTACGGAATATCTGCAAATTGCTCTCTGTACTGTTCAAACAAGCTTTTCATTGGATACGCTCTACTTTCTTAGCCAACAAGTATTTGTCGCCTAGATTGCGTACTGAACGCACCCATTTGAGCTGGTAAGACCTTTTTGTCTGTTCGTCAACATAGTAACCTTGAAACATTTGACGCACATGACGGAGTATCTGAATGTTCATTAACCTTCTCCTGTTTTGTTAAGGTGAAGTAAATGTAAACTACTATTTTATCAATTTATATAGGGATATACCCTAATAGACAGACCATATAAAACCACTACGATTTGCGTATGAACATCGAACAAATTGAACAAACTTGTGCGGAAACCTTACAGGGCTACGCAAACCGAATGGCTAGTGTCTATGTAGATGAGCCAGAGGACTTTACTGCCTCTGTGACAGCTCTACTTTGTAGAACACTAGAGATCCATCTGAACCGCCCAATTAACCTGGAGAACCTTTACAAATGACCCAACAAGCAATTATTCGAGCTTTACAGAATGGGCCACTTACTGCCCAAGAGATGGAGAATCTAACTGGCATCCCAAGAACTTCTATCGTTGCTGCTTGCAAGAAGATGTTTCGCAAAAAGGAACTTACTGTTGAGAAAGTCAAGGTACATCGTGCTTGGGTCTGTAAATATACCCTAGAGCCACATATGATTGAGGCTACAAAAGCCGCCAATGATGAGCCTTACAACAAGTTAAATCCCTTTGATGTACGCAATGCTAAGGGTATTTTTACCAAGTCTGAGTATGCCGTGATGAACAATCAGGCTAGAAACTTCTACAAGGGCAATCCTAATTTCACTAAAGAAATTACCAATAATCAATATATTTGATACAATGTTTTGAAACACGGCTAGATAGGGCTTGATCTCCCTATCGAAAAGAGAAGTCTCCCCTCCTGCCGCAGTTTCTTTTGGGAGAATTGGAACATGAGACAGATATGCACTATTACCAATTCAATATTGGTGACTACAACAGTCACACCATGCACCTTTCCGAGACTGAAGATCTTGCTTTTCGCAGGATGCTTGATTGGTCTTACTTGCATGAAAAACCACTTCCAGTAGATCCTCAAGAAATTGCTAGGCAGATTCGTATGCGAACGCATAGCGAAAGCATTGAGATCGTATTAAATGAATACTTTGAATTGCGAGAAGATGGATGGATAAATCTCAGAGTTATCCAAGAATTGCTTAAAGTTGGCATTAAATCAGAGAAGGCTAGTGCTTCTGCAAAGGCAAGATGGGGTAAGAAGGATGCGAACGCATTGCCAACGCAATCCGATAGCAATGCTACACATAACACATTACCCATTACACATAACACAAAAGAGAAGAACAAAAGAGGCTCACGCCTCTCTCAAGACTGGTTTCTTACAAAAGCAATGGGCGATTGGGCTACTCAGGAAAGACCAGACCTAAATGTTCGTCAGGTTGCTGAACAGTTCAAAGATTATTGGGTTGCCCAAGCAGGTCAAAAAGGTGTGAAGTTGGATTGGGATGCAACTTGGAGAAACTGGGTACGTAACACCAAAGCTGTTAAACCAAATCCATATGATGTTGGGAGGATCACAGTTGCGCCATCAAATGAGCCTGATCCTGAGCTAACAAAGATTATTGAAGATCAAAAGAAAACTCGCCCACCAACATTAGAAGAACTTGCAATATTTAACACAATCAGGAGAAAAGCATGAGCCACTATGAAGCCATGATCCTGTTAGACAAAGTAAAAGACGGAAACCACTTTCCGCTTTATTTGATAAACCAAGCACTGGAGCTTACTGGTGACTTGGAGTAGAAGAAATATTCAAGGTCCAAGCGATAGAGTAATTCTTGAGCAAGCAGAAGCCAGAGAACTTTATCGCAATTGGGTATGGAATAAGAAACCTGATCTGATTCGTGCCAGGCTTGAGAGAGCAGAACGAATCTACGGCACTGGTGCTAGAGACAGAATCAGAGAATATATGAACAAAATTAAAGATGGGACTCTTGAATGACCTTTATGACAATGTTTATGGTTTACGGGGAACCAGTAGGGAAAGGTAGACCAAGGTTTGCCAAGCGTGGAAACTTTGTATCAACATACACTCCGCAAAAAACAAAGACCTATGAAGATGAAATAAGGATGATGGCTAGAGCTGCAATGGGTAGTTCAGAGCCACTAGACACCCCTGTAACAGTAGCAATCTATATCAGAGTTGGAATACCAGCATCATTCTCAAAGCAGAAGCGCAAAGATGCCTTGGAAGGAATACTCAAGCCAACAAAGAAGCCAGATATCGACAACATAGCCAAGTGCTTCCTAGACGGGATGAACGACATTGTTTACTTGGATGACAAACAAGTGGTAAACCTACACATTACAAAAGTCTATGCAGAAACACCTGCCGTAGAGATTATGGTTAAAGAAGACTTAGGGTAAGTCCCTATGGTATTACGTAAACAATTAGGTAAGATTTAATTTTTAACAGGAGTGAATCATGGAATCAACTTGGAAATTTGACACAACAGCGGGTGCAGGTAGCGAGATCGTTACTGTTGTTTATGAGTATTCATCAGATGAGGATGGCACTTACAACGAATCAATCAAAGAAGTATGGTTTGAAGGTAAAAACGTAATTGGCCTATTCTCTGATGAGCAGTTTAAAGAGATGGAGATGGAGGCTGCCATGCGGTTCCAAAGCCACAAGCTGAACTACAAGATGGAGGACGTATGAGCAGGGCTTGGAAACTTATTCTCATTGGACTTACGGCATTTTGGGCAGGAGTGCTTAGTTTATTAAGGTTTTGGTATGACTGAAGAACGAAATAAAACCCTTGAAGAAGTAGCTTTGGAGTTTGAAAAGATGAAATCACTTGGAGACACGGCACAAAGTTTCGCTTCTTTTGTGCGAAATATGAAGGTTTGCCCACCTTGTCACGGAAACTGCAACCAAGGACGTACTTGTCCTGCTAGAAAATGAAAAAAGAACTTTTAATCGGTTGCGGATCTAACCACTCAAAAAGACTATCAACAGATGGAACCAAAGTATGGAGCAATCTAACCACTCTAGACTACAACGCTGACCACAATCCCACTGTCGTTTGGGACTTGATGAGTCTACCTTTGCCTTTTGAAGACAAGAAGTTTGATGAGATCCATGCTTACGAGGTGCTAGAACACCTTGGACAACAGGGTGATTACAAACTATTCTTTGCTCAGTTCTCAGAGTTCTGGAGACTTCTTAAGCCAAATGGTCATTTTCTTGCGACTTGTCCATCAAGAAACTCAGTCTGGGCATATGGTGATCCAAGCCATACAAGAATCATGCAGCTTGAGCAATTGGTGTTTTTATCCCAGAGAGAGTACAAGTTACAAGTAGGAAAAACACCCATGTCAGACTTCAGAAATATTTACAAAGCAGATTTTGAGACTGTATTTCAAGAGGATGATGGGGAAACAATCAGGTTTGTATTACAAGCAATACATTGATTTTGTAGCTATAATTCAAGCCATGAAACAACGTGGCGGCTCAAGAAAAGGTGCTGGTAGAAAGAAGATCAGCGAACAAGGTAGGACTATCCGAGCAAGGGTAGCCCCTATCCATGAGCAAGCATTGACCTTGGCAGGTAATGGTTCCTTGTCCGAGGGAATCCGCAGATTGGCAGAGAAACATTGGAGATTGATTCATGGAGAGCCAGATAGACCCAAGCAAAGCAATTCAGTATTTGATAGATACCGCACCCTTGTACGCCCAAGCGAAAGCGGATCGCCTATATCTGGAGGAATTCCGCAAGTCAAAGAAGGCTCACCTGATGAGCCAGGCAGGGACGGAAGTTTTGGGTAAACAAGAAACCTTTGCCTATGCCCATGAAGAGTACATAGAAGTTCTTGAGGGAATCAAGGCAGCAGTAGAGAAGGAAGAGAAATACAGGTGGTTAATGACCGCTGCTCAGGCCAGAATTGAGGTCTGGAGGACAAATATGTACTCAGCACGGGTAGAAATCAGGGCTACTCAATGAACAACAAACTGAGCGCAAAGGAAAGACTACACCTAGCAAGGGTGAAGATGCTTCCTTGTTCAGTATGTGATAAGTCAGGACCCTCAGAAGCCCACCATTACAAGCAAGGTATGCAATATACCTGCATAGCATTATGTCAAGATTGCCATACTAATTCAGTATTAGGCTGGCATGGTCAGAAAAGAATGTGGCATATTAAGAAAATGGACGAGCTTGATGCCTTAAATAATACGATTAAACGATTATTTGATACCCCATCTGAAAATAACGATTTTTAGAAAACCCAAAAGTTTCAAAAACTTTGAACTTTGAAAAATTGGTTAAATCGGGTTTGTAAAAAGTAAATGCCACTTTTTTGTAAAACCCATCTTTTTAAAGTTTGCCCTTAGTTTTTTGTTAGTTAGCACTCACTTCGCAAAATTAGGTAAGTTGGCACTCACTTCGCTAAACTTGAAAACAGCGCATGAGACACAATCTAATGATGCACCTAGAAAGCCATTTATAGACGTTTTGAGAGTCTTTTTTGCTTAGTGTAGGTCTACTATGCTTGAAACCATGAAAACCGATTCTAGGCGGTTTAAAATAATGTGCATGATGTGAGCACTCACTTCAAAACACTTTAAAAATTTACCGCATATTTCAGCGGTAAATTATAAAAATGCTTTAAATGCTATCGATTAAAAGCCAGAATTCCTCGATATAGCAGCATTTGTGAATTGATGGATTGTGCAAAACATGACAGAAAATCATTCCACAAGTTATAGCGTCAATTTCCATCAATGTTTGATCTTCGCTTGTGATAACCCCAATATTCCCTTTTTTCATTGTTAGCCTTTAAATTGTTTGTAAACGGATAACTCTGGCCATTTTTTGGCCATGGGCAGGGTATGCAATCAATGGGACATCTTTAGACCAACAAGCCCTACAGCCAGAACAATTACCACCATGTTTGTAAGCTTCACAAAGCTTCACGCCTTCCCTTGGTTCAAATGTGGCAGCATCTGGGCCAATAACCGATCCATGCAAGCCCTCGATATATTCCCCTCGAATGGAATCACTGGAAAATCTGACCTTTACATTGGACAAAGCTTCCATTTGTGCGAAAACATGGGAAAACTTGGGGAATTTGTGCATCCTAGTGGGCAGCCAATGGGAAACCCAAGGGGTTTGTATCATTACTTCTAGGATCTTTTCTGCTAAACCAAGGGTGTAAACGTCCCCAGAATCAAACCAGCGGAAAAATCTATCTTGGTTTAACTCTTTGACCATGTCAGAAACCCAGTCTAGACGCTGCCAGTCTTCCCGATTAGACAATCGAGGGGCTTTCACGTTCGGGTAGTTATAGTTTCCAGTGGTGGCATAGCAGCCCTTGCAGGCATCTACTAATTCACCTGGTGCAGCCCATGAGCCAGGACAAGTGTCTAAAGCTTGCAATGACCATGAACGGGCATTTAATTTAGAAGTTTGAGATATTTTGATCACGTAACACCTATTAAAAAAAGAAAAGTTAAATATTGCCTTCAGAGATATCACAACAAGCCACCCACAAAAGGCGGGTTAAATTGTCATTGTGATTGCTTAACTCTGTTTCATCCCATGCGCCATACTCTTTGAGACAAGTAGCGACAAGGGTTGGATCAAGTTTTTTAAGTTGACGGGCTATTGAAGGGGCTTTCATTAAAGCTTCAACGTCAGAGTCGCATTGTCCTGGGTGGCTGCAGCTTTGAGCCTGAGCCTTGGTAATTTGCAATTCAATGCGTCCTAATGATTCTGTCCAATACATAATTAGCCCCTTATTTGGTTAAAACGTCAAAATAAGACAATAGACCTATGCAAAGCATTAGACCGATTGCAACGGCTGCGAGGATATCTAAAAGAGTGTTTTTCATGCTGCTACCTTGTGTGGGTGTGCTGTAGTCAATTTGAAGGCAATAGAAGCCCTCTCAGAGCGTGCAAACGATTGACGCATTGCCAACCAGTCAGTCAATCGCATTGTGTTAGCCACAAAGTCGCAAATTGTCAGTGTTGGAATGTTGCCCGTGCATTGTGCATGGTGTGTGGTGTAGCGCAGGCCATTGTCTCTAATTGATCTGCGAATCGCTTTGTATGTTGTTTTATCCATGTTGACACCTATTAAGAGTTAAGAAAAGAGAGGCTAAAAATCTACCCTCTCACATATATAGCATAAGAGAATCGTGCCAATAGGTAAAAAACCCTTTAAAAACAACGCTAGTGGTTTACCCTATTAGTAGTTACCCTTAGAACCTGAGTATTCATTTGATTCTGTAGCTACAAAAGGAAAAAGAAATAAAGGGATAACCCATCACATAGGCTCTCATTAACGTAAGGGATAAGACAAGGGATACATAAGACTACATAGGGGATGACGTAAGGGTTAGAGTATTGATAGACCTAGATAGAAACGCATGGAGAAACTTTACAGAGACTGATCTACTCACATCCTTTGCGCATCTGAGACGTGAATGCGAATGCGAATCATTCTCATTTAGACTTAGGATTTACCCTAAGCTGTACGGATAGACAGTAGGGTTAGTACGTAAGGGTAGGGTTTACCCCCCCATGTGTAAAAGTCGGGGGGTGCTGTGGCAGGGGACATAAACACACATCGAATCAACAATCAAAGCTAGACCCCCCTACCCCTACCCCCAACCACAAAAGAACCCTTCCAAAAATTTTTTTATAGTTTAGAATTTGTAGACATTAAATCAAGGAGAAAATATGGCAGGATTTCCTATGAGGAGAGCGTTGGAGAAGAAGATAGAGACTCTAGGAGGCATTGAGTTCGTTACTGCACACATAGCTCAAGGAATGACTATTGGACGCTTGGCAGAGTTTATAGAGTGTTCTAGGCCAATGCTTTCTTTCTGGATCAACCATACGGATGAGAGAAGAGATGCAGTCCTCGCAGCACGTAAACTAAAGGCTGAGAAACTGGCAGAAGAGGCTTTAGAGATTGCTGATGAAGCAGATGAGACAAGTAACTCAGGAGTGAATAAAGCCAGGTTGCAGGTAGATACAAGGAAGTGGATGGCCTCTAAACTAGACCCTGAGAACTACGGAGACACTGCTAAAACACAAGTTAATATCTCTTTGGGTGATCTGCACCTCCAAGCTTTGAAGCATATGGGTAAGGTAGAAGAAGTTACTACTTTGGAAAACAATGGCTAATAACCCATTTATTCAGTTCATTACACTTTACAGAGGTGATCCTAACAAGTTTGTTAGAGAAGTCCTTGGAGTAGAGCCAGATGAATGGCAACAAGACTTCTTAAACGCAGTAGCCACTGGTGAGCGAAAGATATCCATTAGGTCTGGTCATGGAGTCGGTAAGTCAACTACCGCAAGTTGGGCAATGCTATGGTTCCTGTTGACCAGGTATCCCGTCAAAGTCGTGGTCACGGCTCCTACTTCTGCCCAACTTTATGACGCTTTGTTTGCCGAACTGAAGAGATGGGTCAAAGAACTACCAAAACCTATCCAAGACCTACTTGATGTCAAACAAGAGAGGATAGAACTTAAAGCTTCCGCTACCGAGGCTTTTATCTCTGCAAGGACTTCTCGTGCTGAACAACCAGAAGCTCTACAAGGTGTTCACTCTGATAACGTCATGCTGGTAGCAGATGAGGCTTCTGGTGTTCCAGAGGCAGTATTCGAGGCCGCTGCTGGTTCTATGTCTGGTCATAACGCTTTGACCATCCTACTTGGGAACCCCGTCAGGTCTTCTGGCTTCTTCTTTGACACACACAACAGACTGAAAGACGAATGGTGGACTAGGCGTGTATCCTGTCTAGACTCTACCCGTGTTAGTAACGAATATGTAGAAGACATGAAATCCCGCTATGGCGAGGAAAGTAATGCCTATCGGATCAGGGTTCTAGGTGAATTCCCAAGGAGCGATGATGACACGATTATCCCTATGGAACTACTGGAGTCTGCTAAACATAGAGACACCAGAGCTTATGAAGACGCTCCGATTGTCTGGGGATTGGATGTGGCTAGGTTCGGCTCTGACTCGTCAGTTCTGTGTAAGCGTCAATCCAATGTGGTTCATACACTAGAACGCTGGAGAAACTTAGACCTGATGCAGTTAACAGGCGCAGTAGTTGCCCAGTACGAAGCTTGTGACCACAAGACTAGACCCACAGAGATTCTGGTTGACTCTATTGGTCTGGGAGCAGGTGTTGTTGACCGACTAAGAGAGCTAAAACTACCCGCCCGTGGAATTAACGTGTCAGAAAGTCCCGCTATGGGCGGTACTTATTTGAACTTAAGAGCTGAACTTTGGCATAAAACAAAAGCCTGGCTAGAGAAACGGGACTGCAAGATACCCAATAACGAAGATTTCATTGCTGAACTGGCTACTGTCAGGTATACCTTTACCTCTAACGGCAAGATAAAGATTGAATCCAAAGATGATATTAGAAGGCGTGGACTTAAATCTCCTGACATGGCTGATGCTTTTGTGTTGACATTTGCCTCAGATGCCGCCACCATCTCTTGGGGATCTAATATGTCTTGGGGTAAGCCGATAAAAAGGTTGATCCGTGGCCTAGTCTGATTGCCGTTGCCATTTTAGAGCTACCTTAAGCAAGTGGCTCTTTTTTTTATTTATGGTAGTATCACGAAACCTATATTGGAGATTCCTATGAAAATGGATGCAGCCGCCAAGAAAATTGGTAAGGTCATGGGTGAATTCAAAGACAAGAAGTTGCACTCTGGCAAGGGTGGACCTGTCGTCAAGAACCCAAAACAAGCAATCGCTATTGCAATTTCCGAATCCAAGCGGAAGAAAAAGTAATTAACTTATTAAAGGATAAATCATGGCCTTCTTAACTAGAGACAGTAATGGTAATTTGCTCAATGTCTGTAAAACTGGAACAACCCAAGTTTTAACAGTAGCCAATACAACTGCCGCCAGTACAGCATTTGCTGCTACAACAACCCATGTTCGAGTTGCTGTTTCACTAGGCCATTGCCATATATCCTTTGGATCTGCTCCAACAGCTAATGTGACAACAAGCATTATGATGCCAAACAATCACGTAGAAGTCTTTGCAGTATCTTCTGGCGACAAGATTGCCGTTATTAAAGATTCTGGCGTAACATCATCAACATTAAGCGTTACAGAGTTGTAATATGAAATGCCCTATTGCCACCCATGACATCAAGGTCAACCTAAAAGCCCGTGATTGGGCATTTAAGAACGTAGGTTATGGTCCTGCTAACCCAGAGGAAGACAACATTGACTTCTGGATGGAAAGAGCAGATGAGTGGCAAACTCCTGTTGAAGAAGCTCAAGGTATGCGTTGTGGTAATTGCGCTGCCTTTATCCAGACTCCAGAGATGCTTGACTGTATCCTCAAAGGTATAGATGAAGAGACTGATGGCTATGCCAAAGATGTCCAAGGTGCGGCTAATCTAGGCTACTGCGAATTGTTTGACTTTAAGTGTGCAGGTGAGCGTACCTGTTCAGCATGGTTATCTGGTGGACCTATCACTAAAAAGATGAGCAAGAGTCAATCTAATATGTTGATGATGGCTAAGACTGAATACGATATGGAAGATAAGGAAGATTAAATGGAAGCCTTATTAGCATCATTTTTAGAGTCTCTTGGTATGGGGCAATCAGCTGTAGGTGGATCAGAAGCAGTGATGGGTGGCGGTGCTGCCCCAATGTCTTTTGGTGACACACTAGGTGGCTTTGCACAAAACCAGATTAACCAACAGATGGCTCCTGCAATGGAAGCCTATAAAGGCATAACTAATCCCAATGCTTCAGCAGGTGATATGTTTAACTCTGCCTTTAAATATTCATTCAATCCTAAAGAAGATGAAAAAGCACTTATGTCTCCACAAATGGGTAACACCTATGGTGGTATGGCTAGCAATTACGTTGGCGGCATCCCTTCTCTATTACAAAATACTAATTCTGGAATCCTCCCTTATATCGGTTCACGATAAGGAAATATATGACTAACGAAAACCCCATGTTGATGGCTGAAACCTTGCAAGGCCAAATGCAAGAAAATGAGGTAATGTCAGAAGAAGAACTGCAAGGCGTTATCTCAGCCGAAATTACAGATGCAATTTCATTCATTGATGACGATATTGGTTTCAATCGTGCATTAGCTACTTCTTACTACTATGGCTCACCTTTTGGTGACGAAGAAGAAGGCCGTTCACAAGTAGTATCAATGGATGTACGGGATACTGTTCAAGGCATCTTGCCTAGCCTGATGCGTATCTTTTTCGGTCCAGAGCGTGTAGTTGAATTTACCCCCCAAGGACCAGAAGATATAGCCAATGCTGAACAAGCTACAGACTACATAGACTTCATCTTTAAGCGTGATAATCCAGGCTTTAAGATCCTCCATTCTGCCTTCAAAGACGCTTTGGTTCGCAAGGTTGGTATTATTAAATACTATTGGGATGAGTCAGTTGAAGTCAAAGCTGAATCATTCTCTATGCTTGATGAACAAAGCATGATGATGTTGACAGAAGATCCAGACGTTGAGATCTCTGCAGTGCGTGAGTATCCAGTGCCTGGCACTGAGCCAATGAATCAGGCTCAAGGTATTATGACTCCACCACCCATGATGTACGATGTGGAGATCAAGCGCAGAATTAAATCTGGCAAAGTAAAGATTGAAGCTCTACCCCCAGAAGAGTTCCTGATTGACCGAAGAGCTAAGTCTATTGATGAAGCTACTTTTGTAGGCCACAGGACTATGAAGACTGTTTCTGATCTAGTCGCTATGGGTTATGACTACGATGAAATGGTTGAAGTTGCTGGTAATGGTAATGACTTTGACAACAATGATGAATACATTGCACGTAACCCGTTTGCTGTAATTAGCACCTCAAATAATGGTGATCCATCAAGCAAGAGTGTTCTTTATATTGAAGGCTACTTAAAAGTAGACTTTGATGGTGATGGCATTGCTGAGATGCGTAGGATTTGCACTGTAGGTACAGGAAACAAAGTTCTGCGTAATGAAATTGTTGATGACCGACAATTTGCTGACTTCTGCCCAGATCCAGAACCCCATACCTTTTTTGGTATGTGTCCTGCTGACGTAGTGATGGACATTCAGCGCATTAAGTCTAATGTCCAACGTGGCATCTTAGATTCTTTGGCTCAGTCTATCCACCCTCGTACAGCTATTGTTGAGGGTCAGGCCAACATGGACGATGTGTTGAATACTGAAGTTGGTGCTGTTATTCGCATGAGAGCACCAGGTATGGTTCAGCCATTTACAACTCCATTTGTTGGACAGGCCGCTTTCCCAATGCTTGACTACTTGGATGACATTAAACAGACCCGTACGGGAATTTCTAAAGCCGCTTCTGGCTTAGATGCAGATGCCCTACAAAGCACTACCAAGGCAGCAGTATCCGCAACAGTCAATGCCGCCCATCAGCACATTGAGATGATTGCCCGTATCTTTGCTGAAACTGGTTTGCGTAAGTTGTTTACTGGCATCTTGAAGTTGGTAGTCGAGAATCAAGATCGTGCTCGTATGGTTCGTTTGCGTAACACATTCGTGCCAATTGATCCACGTTCATGGGATTCCAAAATGGACGTAACAGTTAATGTGGGTGTTGGCGATGGCACTATTGAAGACAGAATCAATATTCTGAATCAAGTCGCTATGCGTCAAGAAATGCTGATTGAAAAGACAGGTCCTAGTAATCCTGTTGTATCAATACCACAGTATACAAACACATTAACTAAGTTATTGCAACTGGCTGGTATTAAGGATTCACAGAATTACTTTAACCAGTTACCTGCTGACTTTAAACTTCCAGAGCCACCTGCTCCTAAGCCTACTCCAGAGGAGATATTGGCTCAAGTACAAGCTCAAGCTATTCAAGCTGATATTCAAAAGAAAGCCGCTGAATTGGACTTAGAACGTCAGAAAATGATTATGTCTGATGACCGAGAAAGAGATCGTATTGAGCAAGATGGTATTTTGCGTAGATATGAGCTAGAATTGAAATATGGTGTACAAATTCAAAGTGCAGAAATAGATGCTGCAATGAATCGTGACCGAGAACTAATCCGTCAACAGGCTGCAATGAATCAGGCGCAAATCCCTCAACAGCCACAACCAATGATGTAAATGGACGATCTAGAAATTAACCTCGCAAGAGGAGATAGAGCTAAGTTACTTTTAGAAGATGAACTTCTGAATGAAATGCTTAAGCGAATAGAAGATGACTGTTATCGTGAGATTCGTTCTTCCAAACTAATGGAAGGACCAGTTAGAGAGCAAGCTTACTTGCTTCTGACAACAGTAGATATTCTCAGAGCTAAGTTACGTTCTGTTATGGATACGGGCAAGATGGCAGAAGTTGCCCTTGTTCGTAGACGGGGTAGACCCCCAAACAAATGATTGTTAAACTAAGAGGTAAATATGTCCGATAACGCAAATGCAGTCGGTTCGATTACAGTAAACCAAGCAGCGCAAAGCTTTGCTTCCATGCTAGACACTCAAGAGGGTGTTGACACTGGTGCAGAGGCGCAACCAGAGGAGGAGCAATCCGAATCTGAGTCTGAGGAAGTGGAATCTGCGGAATTGCAAGAAGAAGCAGAGGAAACCACCGAGGAAGTAGAGGGCCAAGAAGAGGAAGCTGAAGAAGAAGCTCCAAGGGATGAGAAGTTTGTCGTCAAAGTTGATGGCAAAGAAATCGAAGTCCCAAAGGAAGAACTTATCCGAGGCTACCAACGTGAAGCTGACTACACACGGAAAACGCAGAAACTAGCAGAAGAGCGCAAATTAGTCGAATCTGAGTTTCAGCAAGTACGTGTAGAGCGTGAACAATATTCACAGGTGTTAGGACAATTACAGCAAAAACTGCAGGAGTTTGAGCCACAAGAGCCTGATTGGAATCGTTTAGAAGCTGAAGATCCGACTGAGTATGCCCGTCAATGGACAACACACCAGCGCAGACAACAGCAGAGGTACGCAGTCCAAGCAGAGCAAGATAGGCTTAACCAAATGCGTCAAGCTGATAACCAAAAGTACATACAAGCTACTTTAGCGCAGGAAACTGCAATATTGAAAGAGAAGATCCCTGAGTGGAATTCTCCAGAGAAAGCTAAAGCAGAAGGTAAGGCTTTGTTGGAATATGGTCAGAATTTGGGTTTTTCCGAGCAGGAGCTGAACGGCATTACTGATTCAAGGGCATTACTAGCACTCCATAAGGCGTGGAAGTATGACCAGATAATGAGTAAACGTCCAGAATTCCAAGCGAAGATTAAAAAAGCACCAAAGATGGTTAGTTCTGGTTCAGCAGGTAGCGTAAGTTCTAAGTCGAGTGATTTAAATAACGCAAAAAAACGTCTTGCACAAACTGGAAGCGTCAGAGATGCCGCATCCCTTTTCGAGAAATTTATTTAAGGACCTATCATGGCTGCTATTACAAACACCTACACTCGCTTTGACGCTAAGGGTGTACGGGAAGATCTTTCTAACGTCATTTATCAGATCTCTCCAGAAGAAACTCCATTTATGAGTAACATTGGTCGTGAAAACGTATCCAATACATTCTTTGAATGGCAAACAGATGACCTGGCTGCTGCCAGCACAACCAATGCACAGATTGAAGGCGATGACATCACCTCTTTTACAGCAGTTACAGCTACAGTTCGTTTGGGCAACTACACCCAGATTAGCCGTAAGGATGTAATCATTGCTGGTACTTTGGAAGCTGTTGACAAGGCAGGTAGACGCTCAGAATTGAGCTATCAAATGGCTAAAAAATCTGCGGAAATTAAGCGTGATATGTGCTCCACAATGTTGGCTAACCAAGCCGCCACTGCTGGTTCTACATCTGCTGCCCGTAAGACAGGCGCATTGTTGGCCTTCTTGAAGACCAATACAAACGAAGGTACTGGTGGTGGTGATCCTTCATACACTACTATCCCTGATGCGGCTCGTACAGATGCCACAACAACTAACTTGCGTTCATTCAGCGAAGCAT